CTGTTCAGAGACGCGTTCTTCCCAAATCTGTTGATTCTCATTGCTGCTGATAGTAACCAACCCCTTTCGAGGTTGATCATATCAAAACCTATTTCATCAATATATGTGTGCTAGGATTTACGCTTACGTATATTCAAGGATGGAATCTGTCAGGAACATCAGATCACAGCAAGGCTTTCGTATGGAATGACAACTCAAAAAAGACAAAAACCCGGTGTGCCATCAGACAAACCGGGTTTTTTTATTGTGTATAGACGTCACCTTTGAGACAATTCCGCTCCGTCTTCTGGTTGGTACACGTTTGTACACGATTTAACTAAACGTGTATGTGTGAATATTTGATGACGTGAAAAGTAAAAAAATCAAAGTTCATAAAATAAATACGAGATATTTAACTGCAATTCCATCCATAGAAATCTCTATTTTACTATCTTGTAGACTTCAAGGGATGGTTCTTTCTTTTCAGTCGAAAAAAGTATGTAGATATCGTTTTTATACTGGTATGTATTTAAGAATGTACCTTTTGGCAATAATGCTTTACTCGTTAGATTTAACTCGGGACTGTATTTTCGAATCTCCGTATCGGTATTTTTCAGACCACCAATAATGTAAAGACTCTCGTTTGTTGCAATCATTGACGTGTTGAATGCGCTTATTCCGTCGATTAATTTAGAACTTATTAATGAACCGTTATTATTGTTATACTTATTCAATTGTAAAAGACTACCGTAGTCATTATCGTCGCTATAGTCATCTCTGCCAGATCCAAGGACACTATTCTTATTTTGTGCATCAGATAAAACAAACAAGCCGTCCATTTTGCCTTCAGATGTAAATTTAGCGGATGAGACTGTGATGGGATTCATTACGGGTCTCATCCATCGAACCGTAGTGCCGTCGTTGTGTAGGGTATCACCAATATATTCCTTGCAATTACAAATATAGTTGCCCTCATTTGAAGATAGATCTTCTTTAAAAGGCATTAATTTCGGGAATAATTCTTTATCATCGGCATGACTAAAACTCTTTACTGAGACATTATCGCTCAAATTTAAAAGTAAGTATGTCCCACTGCCATTGTACTCTGAAATAATATTATTTGGATTGCTGTTATCTTTGCCCACTCCGCCGATTTGTCTTATTGTTCCAACAGAGGTGACTATTTTGCCATTTTTAATATCATAATCAAACGAAATTATATCCTCTTCGCCAGCAGTTTTATATGATACAGTCTCAGCACTTGATATTAAAGTGCTAGGAAAATCTGCAGAGTTTGTGGAGATACCAGTGATTGTTGAACTGGTCAACGAAGCTATTCCAAATGGAATATTTGTAATGCCAAGCGATTCTCCTATAAAATTAAACACTTCAATATCGTTCTCCTTGGAGGCTACAATCTTATCTTCAGTTATCGCTAATTTAAAGTATCCATATTTATAATCGTCCGATACTTCGATTTTTTTTATTAACTTTGAATCGCTATCGTAAATAAACAATTTCCCAAATGATGTATATGCAAAAATACTACCGTTAGTAACAAAGTAGTCTACGTTGAACTTAAAATTCACACCCAAGTATTTTATATCTGCAGAAGATCCCAGTGTCGCAATATTTTTATAATCTAGCTTATTACTCGCCTCTAATGCATTTTGCAAGTAAACACGACTTGTGATTAAAGCAATAATGATCGCAATCCCTAAGATGCCAATAGTAATGATCTTTTTCTTTGTTAGTTTCTGGATTGCATGCATATATAAACTCCAATTGATTGAGTTTAATTTTACACACTTATGTAAAATATAACAACACAATGAGGGGTTGGGTGGGCACAATCCAGAACTTGCCAAAATATTTTCGAGGCATCATCTTCCATGCTTTCGGTGAGTAAAGGAATCACATATGACGATTATTTCTTAAAATAATAGCAGTACGCTTACAGTGACTCAACTCAACCCGGTTAATTGGTTTATCGATTGCGATGTACAGCAATTGGCAAATCTGTTATCATGCAAATAACGTGGTAGCATTATATACAGTACTGGTATCGGATATGATTAAACATTCTAAGAAAGCATCAGCATTTGCTGAAGGTATTTGGATGAGTAACCTAGCGCCTGTAGAAATTTCAGAAAATCATCAATTGAGATCTCAGTATATGTGGGGTTTAATTCGCAATCCTGGTATCTATACATCTCCAAATGAACAAATCAAAATTCCACGTACTTTAATTCAATTCTGGGATGACGTCGTGAATATGCCTGCCGATGTTCGCAAGTGCATAGATAGCTGGAAATCACTTGACGAGTGTGACTTTAAGCGGCTTCTATTTAGCGATGAAGACGCTAGACTTTTTATTATGAGAAACTACGATCAACGCCACATTGACGCATTCGAACGATGCCAACATCCAGCTATGAGATCTGACTATTTTCGGCTCTGTTATATCTTGAAAGCCGGCGGATTATACGTTGACGCAGATGACGTTTTTTATAACGTCGACATCGAAACTTTGTTTCAAGACAACAAACTGAAGGTTCAACCATTATGTTATGACTTATCGACGGACCTAATGGTTAATGCCATCGATTTCTTGACAAGCAATGAATACTCACAAGACTTAATATATTATGTAAATAATAATCCAATTATCGCACCGCCAAACCACCCAGTTATAAAACTGGCACTAGAAAGGTCTACGCAAATTTTATTAGCTCCGGGGAGTAAAATAAAAGATGTTCAATCGACTACCGGCCCAGGTAATTTGACCGCCAGCTTAATTAGATATGCAATTGAATCTCAAAATGCCGGTCAGGCGTGTGATTTTGTACTTATTGATAATTGGGATAGCATATCCATATCACAATGGCCATTAGAATATCGGAAAGACAAACGAAATTGGAGGCTTTGGGATGGCAATGACTACTAGGAAGCTAACTCGCATTAAGTTAGCGATTTATTGTTTCATATGAATATGAAAATATATTCCGGATTCTTCAAGAGGCTACAACACAGACTCATGTTCCATACGCGGTTACTCGATACAAAGAAAAAAGCAGATTCTTTCGCAAATGCCGATGCAATTGATGCAATCCAAAGAGTCTACGTAATAAATCTCGATCGAAAACCGGATCGTTGGCATCAAGTGAGTCAAGAACTTGACAGGATAAAAATCCGCTCTGGCACGACACTGTCAGAAATAAGCAGAAGATACTCCGCTATTGATGCACGATATCTTAACGATAAGATTGATGAAAAGATGTTGATTCCATACTTTTCACTAGCCGACCAACTATTTGTTGAGCCAAATCCACTTGTACAAATTGATGCCAATTCAAAGGCGCTTCGTATAAAAATGACGCCACAGGAGATTGCTATTGCTCTATCTCATATTGAGATATGGAAATTAATTGCCGCCAGCAATGTCCCATATACGCTTATTTTAGAAGATGACGTTTATTTTTGCCGTGGGTTTGTTCGTAACCTAGATGCTGCATGGACTGACGTAATTATGAATTCCTCCGATTCTACGGCATTTGATTTGTTGTTCTTATCATTTCAGGAAGTAGGCGCTGCCCCAAAGTTTAAAAAGCCACACATAGAATTGGTGCGAAAACCAGATCGCGGGATATGGCAAGCATCGGGATATGTTCTATCCCAAGAAGGGGCACAGAAATTACTTAAAATGTTGCCGGTATATGGCCCGATTGATCTTTGGCTGAACTTACAATTTGATAAACTAGATGTTTATTTGACTAAGTATCCAATTATCGAACAACGAGTTGATGTGCCCTCAACCAATTCTTATTCCGTAATGCCGATACTGTCTCAAATTGGAGTCCATACGAATGAGAAACCATTGGTTGCGCAAACAAAAAAACTACAAGGGCCAGTATTCGCCTTCGGTAGTCCCGGATCTGGATTGACGTCTTTAGCTACGGCACTCTCTGTAATGGGGTACACGTGCTGTAACGACATTGCGGAACTGCCTACGATGGAGCAGCAAAACCTCCTTGCAAAAAAGAGTGAGCGTCGTTTTAATGCTTATGTTAATATTGGCTCAATCGATGGTTGGTCTATTGATAATCTTGTGAAACTCCATCGGAATGCAAGGTTGATATTCACTTCACTTGATGATTCAAGAGTGCTCGAAACTCATGCCGAGCAAGTTTTGCACCTACCAAATAACCATCACGATAAATGGGCAGCATTAAGTTCATTTCTTAAATGCGAATACCCTGCATCGCTATATCCTAACTGCTTTGACGTAGGTCAGCGGAGTTTAGAGGAGAAAGATAGTCAGCGCGGAGACGTCTTGCCTTGTAAACCTCTTAAGTTTGATACCTCTCCTTGGATTATATCCTCGGACAACTGGAGTGGTATCCCTATTGCAGAGGATAGCTGTGTAGATTTGCCGATGACAAAACCTGTGATTACATGGCGCGGCGAGAAAAGCATTGATGATAAGCAATGGAAACTTCGCAACGACACCTTCCCGAGCAATCTATCTCTTTTCAATCCCGCGAATGTTCGCGTTGACGATCTTGGTGTAATGCGTCTTATGCTTAAAGAACACTCAACTGCTGTACGCGACTACACATCGGCAGCAATAGCTAGCAATGATAGATTCTTATACGGAAAGTTCAGCGCTGAGATTAAACCATCGAATGTCCCCGGCTTAGTTACGGGCATTTTTTTACATAGAAATAACCCCCATCAGGAAATTGATATTGAGTTCCTCGGTAAAGATACGACTAAAATGTTGGTGAATGTATTTTTTAATCCGGGTATAGAAGGAACGAAGCTTGAATATGGCTACAGAGGTACACCTACACTGATTGAACTTGGATTTGATGCCTCAAACGAATTTCATCAGTATGAGATCGAATGGCGTGAAAACAATTTGCTTTGGCGGGTTGATGGTTGCATTGTTCACAGACGAGTGTTATGGAACCCTACGCCAATACCAAATCTACCGATGGAGTTTAATGTTAACCTTTGGCACTCAAGATCAACAGAATTAGCTGGAAATTTAGATATTACTAAAATTCCCGCAATGACGGAAATCAAAATGATTCAAATCTTAAACTTTCAAAGTGCATAACCAAATTCACATTAAACCTCATGATACTGTAAGCACCGAGCCCTCATTTGGATGCAGATCTGTGATCATGGGGTTTTTAACGTGCTAAAAAATCTTCGCTGTGAGAGCATGGGTCCAATTTCATATTGAGATTTCAAATTGTGAAATTATAAGCTGTATTTTAATGACAATAGGGCCGCGTCCTTTTTATCATTTCTTAACTTCAAGCTACTTAGAATCGCCTGCTCTGTTTCAGGTGTCCAGTATATCTTCAAATCGTTCTTGGCTCGGGTTATTGCTGTATAGAAAATATTATGTGTAATAAGCTCTTCAACTTCATTTGTAATTACAATTTTAACTGAACTATATTCTAGACCCTGTGCTTTATGAATCGATACTGCATATGCTACTTGAAACGGAACCACGGTTTCGGAAGATCCATCGTCATCATCAGTATTTTTATACTTATTGACCGAGAACCTAATAATAGAATTACCCTTCTGCGAGGTGCCGAGTAGCTCAAAATCATACCCTGAAGCGTCTAACTCATTGATTGCTTTATCAATTTCAATTTCAAACTGTACCCTGTCTTTAAAAGTCTTAATGCCGACAATTTTTCCTTTTAGATTGTTATAAATGACAGGAGTAAAACGATCTGATTCATTAAACAGCACGGGATCGTTAACTTTGAAAGTATTAATCCCCCATTGCACACTAGCATTTGTGTTGTTTCCCTGTAAAAATCGATTAATATTGTTTATTCCATATAGTCCATCATAATTCAAACACAGAATAATCTGATCTTCTTCAGTATGATCAAATATCGAGTCATCCAATCTAACAGAATAGCCATGTTTGACCATCGGTTCCAGCAGAGCTTCATCTAATGCCCTTACCCGATTCCATACATTCAGTAAATTGGGCTTTGTTGTTCGATATGGTTTTGTCAGTTCAAAGACAGATTTATCCGGAACGAACGATCGAGCAATACTAAACCAATTGCCGAACACAATCGACTCAATCTGAAAGACATCCCCAACCAAAACTAATAATTTGAACTTTGCCTTCTCGAGAATTTTCTTCATATCCGAATTGCTGACGGTACTACACTCATCAATTATCAATAAGTCACAATCTACATGGCAGTTCCTCGAGGACAAGAATTTCGCTATCGTACTAAAACTACAGTTACTGGCAGTGATTTTCCGCCTAAGGTTGTCAATTGCCGGATTTGTATTTGCCAGATAAATCTTTTCTTTATCGTTGAAGAAGTTCGAAATATGGTTAATCAATGTTGATTTCCCAGTGCCTGCAGAACCATATATCAATGCAACTTTAGAATTTTCAAACATTTGCCTTAAAGCGTCTTTCTTTTCGACACAATCGATCCCATACGACGACGATTGTAGCCAAAATTCAACCGACTTAGTGTAGTTGGTGACGCCCGCCAAAGACAGCTCTTTTAGTTTATTAACGATGTCGGCGCTGTTTTCTACATACTCTCTTATGTAAATGTGGTCTTTAAAAGTTTCTAACTTTCGTCCGCCGTGCGTGCGATATACACTGCCGTTATAACGGCTCATCAGAGCATCGATGTCATCAAATCCCGTAGTATCTTTAATTGGAGTGAATAATGACCCGTTGATTTCCGTATTGTTCTTTATAAATCTGGCGAATATTTCATGTTCTCTGCCCGAGTAATTAATACATTCAAACAAGTCCGCAAGTCTTGGATTGTGATTTATTAGAGACGAATTGAATGGCATCTGATCAAATGGAATACAACCGTATTTCAAACGTAAATTAGATAACAAATTGCATGGATCACTCCAGTATTGCCGCTTGAGTATCTTGTTATTCAGCCTATGTAGCAGATATTTGATAACATTACTTCCGCTTAGATTTCGTTTTACTATGTCACGGCTTTTTTCTAGCATCTCATATATATGAAAAGACTTTGCACTTTTTGCTATTTCCGCTTTTACACTTGTGAAATAGCTATCTGAAGAGCAAACTAAATCAACTAAGCTCATACCTGATACCGTCAAAAAGTTCATTAGTTCGTAGTATTCATTGGAGCCACTACTGATTTTATGATGGCCGCCAAAGAAATCGGCAAAGTTATTCAGTTCACATGGACGAATTGATATCTCCCATTTATCAATAACATGAATAGGCATCGTCTTGCCTAGAATATCAATCCTGTCGTTTCTCACCGTAAGTTTGACGGCGTAATTGCTGCTGATTTCCAGTTTAGTGAACGCTATAACCCGATCGAACTTACTCGATTTATCGTTTGCCGCGGTGAAAGTAACCTCGTAGTAGATTCTGTTGTTAACAAAAAACGGCTTCACTTTATGAATGTAATACCTATCGTCATAGACGCTTTTTGATGGACTGGGATTTACTTGATTGATCCTGGCTGCTATTTTCTCATAATATTCCATGAACTTAGTGTCGGTATTTAGAGGAAACTGGTCAATATTCTCAAGAATCTCAAGATTATAGGTATCCTTTAGGAAAATCTTGATTTTGAGTAGATACTTATAGTAGTTGAGCATTAGTCTTTCTGATTTTCCCTCGTCAAGCGTATAGTGCGACGCTGATATCTGAACAAGACTATGGAATTTATATAAGAACCTATAATTACCTCTTGTTTTTATATACTCAAGTGCTTCTGTCTTTTTAGCAAAATCATTGGGGTCAATATCATTATTACCAGCATAGATCTTCTCGGCTATATATTCGATGAGGTTTCTGAGTTGGGACAAAATATTCTGCGATAAAAGACCTCTATCAGAATCATCAAACCGGTCAATATTTTTGCATATATTCACACTTGTTGTTAATATCGCAGAATCGATTTTCATTAAATTATTCACCTCATTCAATTTTACTTACTGGCACAAACGCCATTATTGCTTGCTGTATATATTAAAGCGCTGACCATTCGGTACAGTGATATTCTCATTGTACAGGAAATTCCTGCTAGGTAAAATTTCATTACACAGTGCTTCAAATCTCCAAATGCTATAAAATATTATTTCCCGTAATGTATTTATTATCTACATCAATAATGTACTAAGCCCTTGCGATAGCCTTCTTACATAACCTAATAACTTTAAAGCATCAGAACTTCTAATTATCACCCGCTGACCAACTTTATAAGAATTATCGTTAGAATTCTGAATGTATCTTTCGTCGATTAACCCGTGGTTATGTTCGATCAAATGACGTTGCTGGAAAAGTATATTGGCGTCAACTATCTCATCTTTTGTTAGCCATGCATCGTAACCTTTGCCGGAGGCTTCATAAAATAGCTTGCTTCCCTTTTCAATAATTTGAAAATCGTTAACCTTCACTTTTTTCGCTGGCATTAGTTTCTTGTAAGTATCTTCAGCGAACTTTTGGAAGGCTGAAATAACATCTCCAAGAGTTCCCTCAATCATTGATCGGCACATTGACTCAGCCTTGTCTTTACCATGGCTCTTTTCTAATGTGATGTATATATCGCCGATGGATTCAATCATCTTTTGAACTGTATCAATAGACTCATCGAAAACACGATCAACGGCATTATAGCCACAACATGGGCAGAAATAAGCACTTCCAATCACGCTATATCGGGTCTCACACTTTTCGCAGGCTATCTCCAACTCCCATTCGGGTCTTTGCCCTATAGGATTGTTGACGAACGTAGTCTTTCGGTTGGGTTTGTATGTTATTTTGATATATTTGTTGCTACGCGTTGTGCGCGCCATCTTGCCAAACATTCTATCCAGTTCATTGCTGATTAATGAATGAGCGTAGCTTGATGCGATCTTATTAATGCCATTGATTTGCTCATGGGTATACCATTGATCAGAAGGTGCGTCATGACCGCACATCGGGCAGAAAACCTGTTCGTCAGTCACCTTATCTTTCCAGTCTTCCATAAACACTTTAAAAATGAATTCGCATTTTTTGTTCGGGCATTGCCTGTCAAAGTAGCCTTTTTCATCAGAATTGAGTGTTACTGGTATGTTAATTTCAGACATTTAAACTCATCCCCACTTGAGTATTTTAACTCATTATCAAATACGTTCTACGACAAATCCTGTTGATGTGAATTTTTCAACTAACTTATCTGAGTAGCCACTGATTTTGTTCTTATCAATAAGTACCGTAAGATTTCGTCGCGCCCGTGAACATCCAACATAGAATAATCGATATGCACATAAGGCGCCATACACTTGACTCTCTTTAAAGCAATCTTTTGCATTTCCTACAGTAGATTTCGCCAAGTACGTATCGTATGTCGGCTTGCATAACTGATTAAATATTAGATCGTCCTTGAATCGGTCAATCAACTCGAGAATTCTTGTTTTTAGATATTGATCATGTTGAGTACGCAGTGGACTGTTTATATCAGACAACTTAAAGCCTAAGAAATCGATTGTTTCATATATCCATTTTGAGTATTCATAATAGAATGTTTCGAACGAGTTTAATGAAATATCCGTAGTGCTCCATAATTCAAAGAATGGATACATATGAACTACGGGTGTATTTTTGCTATCTTCCGCGATGAAAAACACCGTATCGTGGCTTTCGCCTTTAACGCCATGTTGAGTTGAGATATTTGGCATAAGTAAATAATCGGCAATCGCTTTGAATTCGCATATCTTTACTGAGAGAACATCAGTGTATTCGCCAGTTTCAGTAATCGCGTCAATATACTCTGATCTTGCTAGCCCTGTTTCTTTCAGGGAATTGATCACTTCGCTTATCGTATATTGCTGACCAACATCATCGTATTTATCTATAACCGTTTTTAATAGACCGCTCATCCGCTCTTTGTCTTCATGTCGAGTTACTGTAACAGATTCTTTTGCGTAAATCTTTGAGCTTTTCTTTAACAGTTGAACAATGCCGCCAAAATTTCCATTCTCATAAAACCGAGCCATTTGATTTACCGAGAATAACAGTTTCATAAGGATATCAACATTCTCATCTGAGCTATCCGTCAGTACATCAGCTGCGCCGTATTTACTCACGAATGAGTATTTTTCCATCCGACCTAACTGCCTATAGAGACTGCTAGCTCCAATCGCATCAAACCTCTTCTGGTTGAGCAGATATAGTTCCAACCCATCAGGGAATTTGACCTTTTCTGAAGCAAGTTTTCCGGGAATATCATCACAGATTATTACGCGCGGCATGTGATCCGGCTCAGGATAGACCTTTCCCATCGTTGGATTCTGTTTGTATAAGTCATCATTATATAGATTATTTAGAATGTCGATAATCTTGGGTATGGAGCGGTGATTAATATACAGAACAATGGACTTATTTAGAGTTGGAAACTTTTCTTCAAATGATCCGTCATAGTTCTTGTATATTTGTTGCATTTTGTCACCAAGAAAATACAAACGTGTAGATGTTTCGCAGACCGCATCATAGAACACCTTCAATACACTTGCGGAAGAATCCTGATATTCATCAATAAAAATGGTTTGGTATCTTTGCGTTAGTCTTTTTCGTATTACAGGAAACTTGTCAAAAACAAGCTTTGCAAAAGAGATTAAGTCGTCATGAGAAAGCCCACCATAATACAATGAATTAAACTGCATCTCGTTATATGAGATTGCTTTAATATTTTGACGCACCATATCGTAAGTCAGCGATCCATATTTCTCTATGTACTTATCATTACTTCTTGTAAAATTTGCGTCGCTAGCTGTATTTGCAATTCTATTCTGGATTGCATCTCCGTAAGTTTCGAAATACAATTCGATGATTTGTCTTTGAGAAAAATAGACTCCGATAAAACTACGAAGAAAGGCGTGGATTGTGCCAATAAACGCCTTGTCGGTAGTTAGACCTTTTTTTAGTTCATCGGCAGCCCTGTTTGTATATGTAATACAAAGGATATTGTCATTGGGGTTGGCAATTAAATGGTTGACGATCATGGATTTTATTCTTGTCGTTTTTCCACTACCTGCCGGTGCATTTACGAGAAAGATATTTTCAATCACTGCATCAGCCATACCAAACCCTCCTCGATATACCCAGGCAGCATTTGCTCCGTAAGGTTATTTAATATAACCGAGTACATAAAGTCTGTTTTCCCGTTCGATGTATGAACCACAATATCTCTAATACTGTAGTTGCCTGGGCTCTGTGGTATGGTGTACTTTAAGTTATCCTTCTTCCTTAATTCAGTCCAAGATTCTTTACTTTTTTCATCGTATGCATTAATAGCATAATGGTTGGCAAGCATAGCCTCTTCCATAGTTCGTGCAAATCGGTCGTCTTTTCCTTGAAAGCTCAAATATGCACAGCCATCAAACAGTATATTTCCGCCATCTGTTTTCCATTGATACAAATCGGAAACTGTAGGCGTGGTTCCATGATTCGCGATCCTATAAAAATTCACGATAGTAGCATTTGTTGTATTCGATGCCTTCACTGCTACTTCGGTTACAGCATCTTTACTATAATCTAGATCTGTTAATATTAGCGTTTTAATATTCAAGAACTCAATAAGGCTCCTGTAGTTATACGCATAAGCCCCACCAACTTGAACAAATGCAATATATAAGTTATTCAATTTCTGAAATTTATCGAATGTAGATAGCTTCCTAATCAGCATCCGTTCTGTGTCACCCTCATAAAGAACTACCCTGTCGGCGAAAACTATATCCGAAAAACCTATCTCATAAAACCAATCGTAAAAGTTATCAAGGACAGAATCACCGCTGATTTTTTCCTTGAAGGCAGAAAAATCAAGGATGACGACCTCAAAAAATCCAAGAGGACGAGCAACCCTTAAATTTTTCATATCGGTAACTCTCACCATTTCGCCGGAATGTGTGGTTATAAGACCTTGTATTTTTTTCTCTTGATGATACGTGCGGAGATATTTTCCAAACACATTCTGCATTTGTGGATGCATATGTGATTCCGGTTCTTCAATAATAAATAGATTTACAAGCAGCGGATTAATTCCTTTTTTGTATTTTTCAAGCTGTAGGAGTATGAAAATCATATTGCTATATCCTAATCCTTGGGAAGCTTCATTAAGAAAATGACCATCAATTTGATACTTCGCATTCGTTATCTGGCTTATCAGGCCACTAATTGCATCCTCTGATATATCAATATCAAGAATCATCTCGCCAGTATGACCGCCATTTGCTTTCGCTATAGTTTTGATTGCTTCGCTGAGTCCATCAACAGATGCTTTTCTAACAACAGCAGTAATCTGTGCGTCTTCAATAGGCTGTAAGAATTGATCCGGCAGTGCTCCAATCTTTGTCTTCCAACTATCATCGTGACCTGCCAATTCAATCATACTCCTGCTTAAGCTTCTTGACCTGCCATTTCCCTGATCATCAAGCGGCCTTCCGGCATGAATATTGCGGAAGTTAAATAATGCCCTAAAATCCGGCAATTCAATTTTATTTAGATTTTGGACGGCACCACCAGCATGATAAGCCAACTCAATAAAATCCAATGAATAGGTTTCACTATCAGTGTAGTAACATTCTTCAACAATGCTTGCGGCATAAGAACACAGTATTTTTTGTTTTAGTAAATTGACTGTTGTCGGATCACTACCATTATTTTTTGTTTTCTCGTATCTACTTATCAGTTTGTCGAACTCTTTTTCAAGAATTCCACCAAAAGATGTCGGCGTTATGTGAAAGGAGTATATAAAGTAAAAAGAACGCTTCGTAGGATCAAGATCCATTATGTAATTAGCGAAATTTCTGATGTCATCGTCCGGGAAATAGTCAATTTTGAATTTAACCAAAGTCGGTGGTATAAGTAAATTTGATTCTGGTGTCGGCGGCTCAAGTGAAAAGAGTTTGTTGACAATATCTTTGATTGTTTCATCCTTACTTATGTTTTTATCAAAGCACTCACTAAATACCGGATACGCTTTATCAACCCAGTCTTTTGCTACTGCAACAGGTATATCTGAAATATCATAAGTACATTTACCAGATTCTAAAATACATACGAGTAGATCTATCAATGAAGTTTTTCCGCTGTTATTCGCACCGGCCAGAAGAGTAATGTCATTAGTCAGCGACAACGACGTATTAACAAACTTCCTGTAATTCTGGATGACTACTTCATTTAATATCATTTCAGCGTACCCCCTTTATTTCATTCTATAGCATTCCGATATTTCCCATATGCTATCAAGTTTATCATTACTTCATAAGTATTTCTCAAGTTCATCTATTCAAGTTTCCAACGCCAAGCGATACCAGAATGAAGCCCGCCGTATTGCTGGAAAAACTCTTTTTGTGCTACTCCGTCGTTGTTAAGAGTTAGAATATTTTCATTAGTTGGTTCACCGGGGCGTTCGATTCTTGAGAGTTTGTCGTACGACCAGATGACTGCAGGTTTTGCACCACTGAAAATAACAGTTTGAGTAAATCCCAGCGAAGGTGTTTCAAAAGATTGGCCTGCAAAATCTTTGATAAGCTCCTCTGGCAATTGTTCGGGCTCTTCCAGTATTTCTTGAAAACCGAAAGTGTATGCATGTCCACGCAGCACCTCTTTTGGAAAGTGCAATTCATGAAGCGTTCCATTCTCTACATATTTTGTGGTTACCGTAACCCTGCCAATAGGGATAAGCTTCGTCCGACGATTGTTATGGTACTTAAAGCTATTCGCGGAACCGGCGAGGGGGATAATCCGTCGATGTTGCTCATGCTTAACAAATCGACAGTCCTCAATCATCGTCGTAACTTTTAAATCTGTTAGCAAGTAACCTCCGTGGGGCATGGGCAATTCAGCGGGCAGTGGCGCTCCTGAATAATACGCTGTCAATAATCGAACAGCCAATTCCTCAATTGCCGCATCCTCTCGGTCGGAAAGAGTGTCGTACTTTCTATTTACTTTCAAGCTGTATTTAGCGCGTCGGTCTTTCAATAGCTTAATGTTTTCATAGCCGGGTAAAAGGCCGTAAGCTGCCAATAGCGCTTCTGCGTTCTCTTTGTCTGACAATGAATGAATAGCTGAAGTAAAGCGTACCTGGATTGCTTCAAATATTTGATTTTTCCCGCCGATTATATCCAAAAGGCTACTAGCTTGATGAATACGGCTCGCCTTGAAACCTTCACTTTTTCTCATGTAGGAGAGATCTGCTATTAGGTCATCCGTCCTGAATTTTGATTCCATTATGTCGCACCTCACTTCGTGTAATCGAGTTGGGGAAATGTAGACACATCGCAAATACTGTACATGGAATTACTAAGACTGCATTTATCAACATTATATTCCAGATAGATTCACCTGTCTATTTCTAGGAAAAATCTCCATATCAATCCTATGCCAGTCCGCGAATATCGCGGGCTTTTTTCTTTTTCCGATTTTGTTCCGTTTTTCACTACCTATGTCGTCTGCGCAGTAGACTAGCCTCAATAGATATATCTATCAACCCCTACAGAACAGCCAACTATCAGGAGGTGTCATCATGAGAAACCAGCTCAGCACAACCAATCGACAAAAGTACTATCCTGCTACCAATTCAACCCTCAACAATCACCTTGTTCTCACTCAAGAACAGCAAGGCACAAATGCACTGGTTGCTTCAATCTTCCATGAACAGTGCCGATCCATTCTAGCAAAAACGGCCCTGGATAACTTAGGCGCCCTATCAGCGTTCGAAGAGCACTTGCTCAGCATTGCGCCAGGTGGCGAGAAGCAATACCGACAAATTATCGAAGCCTTCGCATCAGGGGCTGCGATGAAGATTTGGAGGTGGTAGCAATGATGACTCTGTTAATCATCGTATTGCTCGCCTGTATCTCGGCACTTGTTTACCTCATTACAACGTCTGAAAAAACCAAGAAACAAACCATCGAAATCAGAAACGAACCGTATTCTCCTCTTTACGATTTTGCCTCTGAGTACGTCAGTATGAATTATGCCGTTTTAAAGACTTACAAAGATTTGATCCAGACATCTTATGAGTCCAAAAGGTATTCAAAGCCTGTAGAAAAGCCGGAACATGCATTCTCACGATTTATGAATGACAGTCGTGGCAACCGCCCCTCCTAACATTGAGGCCGCAAACACTAACAAGATTAACGATCAGAAACGAGCAAAGTACTAAAAAAGGAGGTGGAGCAACTGAAAGGCAAAATTATAGGGTTTGCATTCACTGTGTTTTCTGCTTCCTTTCTGACCTACATCGCGGTCATGCTCTTTCTGAAAATCTGGTGGGTTTTAGTGCTGCTGTCCGTGATCATTAGCGTTGTAGTCGCCGGTATCAAGTACCTTTTATGGCGAGTTGCTAACCGATGGTAATGTCGCACATCATGACCTTTAAGTGATTTAAAATCTCACTGTGTAGCATCATCCGTACTGTTTGACAACACCGTTTTTTATTGCATACTATCTCTCTTTTCACCCCTGTTAACGGCTTTCCGGTCGCTTAGAGAGCGATCACCCGCACCTATTCCCAAAGAGATACGACCTGAGCTTTAATATCTGCAAATCAAATGCGAGCGACGAAAGGAAGGTTCAATGGAGATCAAACAAACGAAAAAACGATACAAAACCATCATGGCTGACCCGCCTTGGGACATTCAGCAAAAAGGACATCGCGGTGCGATCATGCACTACAATCTAATGACACTGGATAAAATCAAAGCCATGCCCGTGGCCGATCTGGCCGAAGATGATGCCCACTGCTGGCTTTGGGTGACAAATGCAACGCTTCGCCAAGGCTTTGACGTACTGGAAGCTTGGGGTTTTACCCCACGTTCTGTGTTTACGTGGATTAAGCCTCGCCTTGGTCTTGGCAATTACCTTCGAAACGCCACAGAGCATGTCCTGCTCGGAACCCGTGGCAATGCGCCGGTTTTATTCCGCGCTCAACCTAACTGGCTGTTCGCACCGCTTCAGGATCACAGTCACAAGCCTGAGGAACAATATCCAATCATCGAACGGGTTTCTCCCGGCCCATACTTGGAGCTGTTTGCGCGCCGAAGTCAACCGGGCTGGGATGCATGGGGCAATCAGATCGAATCCGATGTCGATATTCCGGGTTATCCCGTTCCACGACTTAAAGCGAGTAATAAGTAATGCGTAAAATGGAGCAACTGCGATGAAACGACAAATCGAAGATATCTGTTGGAAAGAGGTAGTCTGGCATCGTCCGTTTGAACTTGAGACGATCTATGAACTTCTCACGCACCTTGCGTCCCTGATTCCTCGCGGAGCAATTATCTGGGAAGTCCGAGCTTCGGAAGGCCGTGTTCAGTATCTTATCGGTGCAGAACGACGCCATATGCCAGCCATTCAAGTGGTCTTCCGTTCACACGGTCGCGTCCAGTTTTACAGTGCTAAAGAGGATTCCAGAAAGACTATCGATACCGTACGACAACTGAAAATATCCCGCCCAGTTCTATCCCTTAAAACCGATGTCACTCTGGCTGTCATTCGGGCAGGACTTGCCGCTATTGTCTCCGGGGCGAACCCTTCCGATGCTGTGCTTCAGATCGTGTTTGGTCGGTCATTCGCCCCAACCGACGTTCCGAAACGAGTTCCAAGCCCTCACACCCCGTGGTTTCAGTTTCTCATTGGCGGTGTCGACAATGCCTCCCCGGAAAGCCGGTACGCCATCAAAGAAAAAGCCCATCAGCATGGCTTTCACGTCGCCATACGGATCGGCTCAGCCAGTGGAAGTTCACTTAGTCGCATCAACAGCATTCTCAGTGCCCTGAAAACCTTGGAATCCGCCGGTGTTCGTATTTATACGCACCCTGAAAACCCGGAGCATATCAACACCGCTCACATCCCTTGGTGTTTTCCGCTCAAACTATCTGTTAAAGAACTGGCGCACTTTCTTTTGCTTCCCGCCGGAGATAAGGAACTGGCAGGTACGGCTGGCTTACACCCAAAAGCCCTGCCGCCACCGGAGTGGTATCGAAGTCCGTCCAGCGCTGCACAGTCTCGAATCTTTGCTATGAGCACGGGAACTGCCGAACGGATACAGCTTAGCATTTCGCCCAGGGATAGTCTGGAGCACACTATCCTTCTTGGCCCAACCGGTACGGGTAAGTCTACAGCCATGCTCCACCTGGCTTTGTCGGACATAGAGGCCGGACGCAGCGTTCTTCTCATTGACCCGAAGGCTGATCTTGTAAATGACATCCTCGCCTGTATTCCGGAATCCCGGACGGATGAGGTCGTGGTCATCGACCCCTCCGATCCGAGTCCGGTTGGTTTCAACCCACTGGCATTCAAAAACTATCACAATCCCGCGTTGATTGCGGACGCCGTCCTCGCAGTTTTTAAGGAGATTTTTGCCGACAACTGGGGCATTCGCAGTCAAGATATCTTAAGCGCAGCGCTACTGACGCTGGTTGAAGCCGAAGGTGCATCACTTCTTTGGCTACCGACCCTCCTGACGGACGAAGCTTTTCGTCAGAAAATCACCAGCCGCGTTAACGACCGAATCGCCCTAAAACCCTTCTGGGATAGCTTCGAAGCTATGAAAGACTCCGAACGCCGACAGGAGATCGCACCTGTCATGAATAAGATGCGTCAGTTCCTGCTGAGACCCGGACTCCGTAATGTGCTTGGACAGAGCGATCCCAAGTTCGCACTGACTGATCTCTTTTATAAGCGTCGGATCATACTGGTTCCGCTCAATAAAGGAGTGATTGGTTCCGAGAGTGCCCGGCTCTTAGGAAGTCTGATTGTCGGACTCACTTGGACGTTGGCGCTCTCCCGTACCAATATCCCTCCGGAGAAGCGGCACATTGTCAGCGTGTTTATCGATGAACTTCAGGATTACCTGAGTCTTCCCACCGATCTATCAGATGCGCTGGCTCAGGCACGCGGTCTCGGGCTTGGCATCACGATGGCCCATCAATACCGAGATCAGCTACCACAAAACATTCGATCCGGAATTGATGCCAACGCCCGGAACAAGATTATCTTCGGACTGAACGGCGGCGATGCCCGGGATATGGCATCGATGGCGCATGAACTGGAGACCCGGGACTTTATGAATCTGCCCCGTTACCAGATATACACCTCATTTCAATCTGGCGGTCGAAACACCGGCTGGATACAAGGCCAAACATTACCCCCGCCACTAGCACTCCGAATGCCTGCCGAACTGAAGGCCGAGAGCATGAGTCGGTACGGCAAATCTGCAAAAGAAGTAGAGCAGGAATACCTTGAAATTATCAAATCGGATGCAGCTCCCCAGAGTGATTGGGGCGATGCATCCATCGGAAGGAGAAAAATAACATGACGAATCGCATGACGAATCGGTCGGACTTCACGATCCTAGTGTCCCCCGACAAAACCCGATATTTCGGCTTTAAGGGAAAGGACTCCTACTGTTATCACAGTAGTTTTCCCACTGGGGGCAGCCATGCCTGACCGCATATCACGAAGAATGCTAGAGGAACTGGAACCACAGCTCAACGAGCGGGATAAGAACATCCTCAGAACCATTCAGATATCCAGATACATCACAACCTCACAGATCAGTCGGCTTTTTTTCAGAGATTCCGCATCGGAAAGTGCGGCCCTTCGGACAGCCAGCCGCAACCTCGAAAAGCTCAAATCTCTCCAGTTGATCGACTCCCTTCCACGGCGAATCGGCGGAACCTTTTCCGGTTCGGGATCGTTCATCTGGAATCTGGACAGCGCCGGTGAGCATCGGCTCCGAGTGATCGACAAGACAGCCCGTCCACATCGGAAGAACTTTGAACCGTCCCAGTATTTTCTTGCACACACCTTAATGGTCACGGAATGTTTCGTCCGACTGACTGAAATCTGCCGAAAACCGGGGATGCTTCTGACGGAGATTCAGAACGAACCGCAGTGCTGGCGTCCGTACATGAATTCGGGAAAGCAAATCGCCCTAAAGCCTGATCTTTTCGCCATCACCCGATGTGACAGCTATGAAGATCGCTGGTTCTTTGAGATCGATCTGGCTACGGAATCGCCGATCAAGGTCATTGAAAAGTGTCAGCGCTACCACCAGTACTACCGAACCGGCCTCGAACAGCAAGAGCACAACGTCTTCCCACTGACTGTCTGGATCGCTCCCGATGTTGCCCGAAAGAACCGTATTGATAAACACCTAAAAGAAGCGTTTAAAAATCTCCCTGATCTCTTTGTCGTAATCACCCCTGATGAACTTGAACCGCTGATTCAGCAAGAAGAGCTCAATGCGAAAGGCAGTCAGCCATGATGCGACCCCCATCGAATAACGTGGCGCAGATTTACCCGCACAGGCCGCTCAAAAGAAAGGTCGGGATTTTCTCCGACACTCGCTATAAAAGCGCGCACGGAGCCTCTCCTGCGGCCACTCCCACCGAAAAGGAGGCATGGCTATGACGAATACACAGAAACAAGCCATCCGATATATGCGTCACGAGCGCATGACACACATAGCCATCGCTGAAACTCTTGGCCTTTCAGCTAACACAGTCAAATCATTCTGCCACCGCGAAAAGATTGATTCTAAGCGCATTCCTAACAGTATCGAGCAAGATTGCTGTAAGCTATGCGGCACTCCATTGGAGCATCACGTTGGATCAAAGAAAAAGACATTCTGTAACGACCAATGTCGCTATACATGGTGGAATGAGAATCGCTCCATCACCGGGCGAATAACCACCTATCGCCTCACCTGCCTCTTCTGCGGAGCAGCGTTCAAGAGCAAAAACAAACGCAAATACTGCGGACATGATTGCTATCTCCGCAGCCGTTATGGGGAGGTATTGCCATGAATAAGCAGCAATTTCAGCGCGAACTGGAGTATGGTGTGGCGCTTTCTATTGCCACAGCAATGCTCCAGAGCCGCCTGATAACCCAAAGTGAGTTCTGCAAGATCAAAGCAGTGCTCGCGGCGAAATACACGCCGGTTATCTGCTCGCTTCAGGGAGCAGCTCTTGCAATCCACCCCAAAACAAACGGAAGGAGGTTAAAACGCTTTAGAACATCGGACATTGTGGAATGAACTGAGCTGAAGGGAGCGATAACGATGAATGTACAGTTTAACGTAACAGGTTCTAAGCGCAAGGCGCTGGTTGGAGTAATCAGTGCAATCTCAGGTCACGAAATTGCATACACGGGCGCGCCGACTTTCGCCTACACCGTGAATCATTATCTCATCGACAAGGACGGTAACCTGTCCTACCCCGATGATGCTGACCACGATGAGGTCAAAAGCTTACTTGCCGCACTCAAAGAACGCGGCTACGACCCGAGAACTGATCAAAATCAGGATTTGGATACCGCCAACAAGCTGAACATTCAAATACCCACGGATGATTTCACAGAGGAAGCAATTGAAAACCTCAAGAAGATCATCGCCAGCAAGGAAAGTCTTATTAAGAAAGCGCTCGATACAGACAACCTGTTGATCGACATTATCGACGGCAGATTAAACTTTCAATGGTTTTCTTTGAGAGGCATTGACGGCGAAGCGGATGCTTACACACGCTTTATCTCCGCCCTCTGCTATATGGCAAAAACTCAAAAGCGTATCACTGCAAAAGAAAAGGCGCTGGAGAACGACAAGTTCGCGATGCGGGTGTTCTTGATCCGTTTGGGATTCATTGGGCTGGAATATAAAACAGCACGAACGATCCTGCTCAAGAACCTTACCGGCAACAGCAGCTTTAAAAGCGGACAACGCCCACAAAAAACTGTTGCTCCAGAAACAACTGTTGAAGCAACAGTCTCGAATGAGAATGGCGGTGAACAGTTATGAAGAGCAATAGACTTCCAAACGAAGCTATTGTCGAGAGGTTACGCAAGATGTACCCCGATGGCTGTCGCGTCGAGCTCTTGTCAATGAGCGACCCTTACACGAACATAAAACCGGGCGAAAAAGGAACTGTCCTTTTCGTCGATGATATCGGTACGGTATTCGTCAATTGGGACTGCGGCTCCAGCCTTGGTGTTGCTTATGGGGTCGATCAGATTCGAAAGCTCTAAATGCTTTGCAAAATGGGGATTCTCGTGCAGAATCCCCTTGCTTTTTCTAAGCATAAGAGTGATAGATGGGACAGTAAAAAATGTGGAGGAATTATGCGAGGTGATTTACTATGCGAAAAATAACGAAAATCCAGCGAACGACCGCACAGTCGGTACAGCGCAAACGCGTGGCGGCCTATGCTCGCGTATCCACTGGCAAAGAAGCCATGCTCCATTCCCTATCTGCTCAGATCAGCCACTATAACAGTTACATTGGTCGACGAGGTGATTGGCAGTTTGCCGGTATTTATGCAGATGAAGCAGTTACCGGCACTAAAAATAACCGACTGGAATTCCAGCGGTTACTCTCCGACTGTCGTGACAAGAAGATCGACATGATTATTACGAAGTCAATCACCCGCTTTGCTCGCAATACCGTGACGCTTCTTGAGACCATTCGCGAACTGAAACTGCTGGGGGTTGACGTTTATTTTGAAAAAGAGAATCTTCACTCGCTCAGTGCAGATGGTGAGTTTATGCTTACCATTCTGGCATCTTATGCTCAGGAAGAAAGCCGGTCGGTCAGCGAAAATCAAAAGTGGCGGATTCGCAAGATGTTCGAACAGGGACGCCCTACTTCCTGTAATCCCCTTGGTTATCGCCTTATTAACGGGACGTTTCACATCATCCCGGAAGAATCCGAAATCGTGAAGATGATATTCACTGATTACATGTCCGGTATGGGGACGAATGCCATCACAAAAAAACTGAACCATGCGTGTATTCCTACAAAAAACGGCAATCCATCATGGAACGAAAGTACCATCCGTAAAATTCTGCGAAATGAGAAGTACTCTGGCGACATGCTGCTCCAGAAGACATTCAAGTCCGATCATCTAGAAAAGAAAACAAAGATTAATCGTGGTGAGTTACCTATATATCAGGTGCTCGACAGCCATGATCCCATTATTAGTAAAGAACTCTTCGAGCAGGTTCAGCACGAATTTGAGTATCGGACTGAAAAATATAATATCGAAGCTCGACATGGTAATACGCATGTATTTTCCGGTTTGATTCACTGCGGTCTATGTGGGAAGCGTTACCATAGAAAAACAGCGCATTCCAGCAGTAAGTATGCAAACGCAGTATGGATGTGTCACACCTACAGCGTCCAAGGCAAAAGTTACTGTCCGTCGCAACTGATTCCCGAGAATATTCTATTGGACAAAACCTCAGAAGCACTCGGTGTATCCGAGTTGACCCGAGAATTTTTGGAGATGTGCATTACAAAAATACGAATTCCGGGTCACAACCGAATCGAGTATGTCTTTAAGGATGGGCATTGTGCGGAAATTGGGTGGGAGAACCCGTCCCGTCGCCATAGCTGGGACGATTCTATGCGTCAGTCTGGTCGGGAAAAAACAGCAGCTCGTCACAGAAAGGAGCGTGAAAAATGACCATGACAGCGACACCTCGCAAGGTCAATATCATTCAACCGCGAGCAAATTTGCAGACGACACCGTCCAGTTCAGAATACCGTAAAAGACGCGTAGCCGCCTATGCGCGCGTTTCTACCGATTCAGATGAACAACTCACCAGCTACGAAGCACAGGTTGATTATTACACGCGTCATATTCAAAGCAACCCTGAATGGGAATTTGTCTCCGTCTACACCGATGAAGGCATCAGCGGCACGAATATGAAAAAGCGCGACGGATTTAATCGCATGATCGCCCATGCGCTGGATGGTAAGATCGACCTAATCCTCACGAAGTCGATCAGTCGCTTTGCTCGAAACACTGTAGACAGCCTGACGACTGTCCGCAAACTGAAAGAGAAAGGCATTGAGATATACTTTGAGAAGGAAAATATCTACACGCTGGATGCCAAGGGTGAAGTCCTCATCACAATTATGAGTTCGCTTGCCCAGGAAGAAAGCCGCTCCATCAGCGAAAACGTCAGCTGGGGAAAGAAAAAAAGTATGCAGGATGGAAAAATATCGCTCCCTTATAAACGTTTTCTAGGTTACGAGAAAGGCGAAAATAATTTGCCGAAAATTGTCGAGGCAGAAGCTAAGATAATCCGGGAAATCTACGCTCTTTTTCTAGAAGGAACCACGATACGCAATATCACGCGGCACCTTACCGAACAAGGTATTCTGACGCCTAGCGGCAAGGAAAAGTGGAGCGTCAGCACTGTAATGAGTATTTTGAGCAACGAAAAATACAAAGGTGATGCATTGCTGCAGAAAACCTATACGGTGGATTTTCTCAGTAAAACCATCAAGAAAAACGATGGTGAGGTTCCGCAGTATTATATCGAGAACTCTCATCCAGCCATCATTGACCCGAAAACCTTCAATCTCGTACAGATTGAAATTGAAAAACGCCAACCTAACAGACGGCAGCTGAACAATAACAGCCCCTTTGCTGCAAAGATCATTTGCGGAGCATGCGGCGGATATTACGGCTCAAAAGTTTGGCACTCTACCAGTAAATACCGTTACCATATCTGGCAGTGCAACAGGAAATATGCCAACGAAAATCAATGCAATACGCCACACCTACGGGAGAATGAGCTGAAGCAAGCCTTCATTCAGGCGTTCAATCAAATTATCAGCAATAAAGATCGCTATATCAGCAACTTCGAGGTGTTGTTGCCGCTCTTGGCGGACACATCCCCACTGGATAAAAAACTGGAGGAACTCGAAAGTGAGCACGATACTACTATCGACGAGATGCGTCGCTACATGGAGGAAAACACCCGTGAAGTACGCGATCAGGTGAAGTACAATCGCAACTATCAGGAAATAAACACGCTGTGTCGAGGACTTGAATCTCAGATATCCAAGATCAAGCATGAAATATCAGATCAAAACGCCCGAAAAGAAAAAATCCGTCACTTTCTTTATGAGTTGCGACGGGCAGACGATCTGGTATCGGAGTTCGACCAGAATCTTTGGCTATCAACCGTTGAATCTGTAAAGGTAAACCCTGATAAGACTCTGGTCTTCTTATACAAGGACGGTACAGAAATAACGGTTAAAGCTATAAGTACCAGCAACGCGTAAAAACGTGAGTACAATTTTACAAGCCTGTGGAACAAATCCACGGGCTTTTCTCTTATTCAAATGATTGTTTGCACCAGAATGCACACTCGCCTGGTGCAAATGGGTGCATTCGGGTGCATCGAGATATTATGCTTGCCCTACACAGCAACTTGTTGGACTTATGCAATCGAGTTATATGCTAGATATTAATTCAAAAAACAACAAAACCCCTATAAATAGGGGTTTACTGCCCTCTGAGATTGTCTCAAAGGTGACGTCTTAATTTGGCGGGAGTACGTGGGAATCGAACCCACCTGAGAAGCTCTGAACTCCTCACACTGGTTTTGAAGACCAGAGGACACACCAGCACCCATCTACTCCCAGGACAGGCACAATCATGATTATATCAC